TGCTGCACCTGCCTCCGCACCTGCCTCACTAGACGCGGCACTCTCTAAGTCCGAACCAAATCCACCCATGTCTCCACCTGTATCACCACCCATGTCTCCACCTGTATCACCACCTTCTTCTGTGGGTTCACCACCAGTAATAGTAGAAAAGTCACCATATAGTTTATCTACCCTATCAAACATACCTGTCTTTTTAATTACATTTGCAGTTTGTTCCATCTCAGCAGCAGCCGCCTTTTCTAATCTTTGTTGTTCTAAGTCATTCCTAATATCTTCTTCTGACTCACCTAATATTTCTTTTCTCGCCCTTGTCATAGACATCGAACCAAATCCATTACCAGCGTCAGACACCGCGTCTTTATATAGAGTTACTTTTAACTGAGTCTGTTCTATCTTTAACATTTCAGCTTGGGTAGACGGATTATTAAGTGTTAGTGTGAAATTTTCCAATTCATCTTCTAACCCTAAAATATATAGATGTATTATAGCAATTTTATTTAATTCCTGTAACATTGCCTGCTGAATTCTATTAATAGTTCTAGCAAACCTAATATCTTGTAATGCTAAGTTTTTTCCTTCACCATTAGCTTCTTCAAAACCTAAGAATGGTTTAGGGACTCTAAGTGCGGTGAATAATTTTTTCTGTAAATATTGAATATCAGCAATTTCAGATAGGTTAGTTGCACCTGGTAATGTATCTATTGGTGATGGTGCATTAGCATCTCTTACTGGTATAAAATAGTCTTGATCTTGCGCCATTTGATTATATCTAGTATCTATTTGCCCTGTATTCTGATCAATAACAGGACTTCTTTTAAAGTTATCTGCAATTTTATTAACATACGATGGAACATCTTGCTCATCTATATTCCCCACAAATATTTTAAATATTCTTCTTTCAGGTGCCCTAGTAACTCTATATATTAACATTGCATCTTCAGAAAGTAATAATTGTTTCCATATTCTTCTAGCTTTTTCTAACATAGAAGTTCCATAAGGTAATCTTCTATCATCACCCAACAATCTAAAATGGGCAATTTGCCAAGCATTAAATTCGATATCCCTTTGACCCCAAATAAACTTAACAGGATTAAATTTATCTGTTTCTGCATTCATAGAGTTCTCACCAAAACCCTCATTCTCCTTTCTACTTATTTCAATATTTGGTAATTGTTTTACACCCGTAATACCATCCTCACTATCAATACTAAGATATAAAAAGTCGTCCCCATATTTACATACATTTCTAGTCCACATAGGTAACGATGTGTGAATGTCTAACCTATTAAAAAATAAGTCATCTAAAATTCTTCTAACTCTCCTACTTTCAGAAAAAATGTTAATCACCTTATTGTCTGAATTTATAGTTGTCGATTCTTCCATCATAATATCTAAAGCCGCTGCAATCTCAGGAAAAAATTCCATACCTTCAAAATCCGCATATGATGCTAATCTCGTTGTTTCATAATATATAGAGTGTTGGTAGATTTCATTATCTACTTTTTTCCATTGATTTGCCAAATAAGCATCCTGTTGTCTTTTTAACTTCTCATAATCATATTCTTCTTTTGATTTAGTTTTTAGAAGTTCTTTATCGTTTATAGAATATCTAGACTTATTTTGTTTTTGTTTTACTTCAGGACCAAATAAGTCATTTAACTGTTGAAATACTGTTTTTCTTGCCATTTTCTTTTAATATAGTTTGTTACTATTATAATAAATATCTAAAAAAAATAAATACTATTTAATTCCGAATAACCAATTATATTCTCCATTATCATTATTACCACTATTTGTTTGTTTTGGGTCGTAAGTTGGTGTACTAGTATAGAAAGGGTTAACATGTTGTTTATTATTAAATAATTCTGAGGTCCCTTTTTTTGAGGTGTTAACCCATCCCTCTAACATTGCCTTAGTCTGTTTCTCAACCCTCTCTAATTTTTTAAAAGATGTTTGTATGATAAATATTGCCATTGCATATGCCATAATAATATCATCATGATATCCGTCCATATGGTCCGGTCTACCACCTTTATATACAAAAGTTTTAAGTTCCGATATCATTCTTTGTGAACGAATAATTGTTTTACTCTCTCTAATATGTTCCTCTAGTTCTGTCACCATCTGTAAACGAGTGTTCCCAACGTTAAATCCAGGAACTTTATCACCTTGTTTATATACTGTTTTTGCATATTTTTCAGATAACTTCCTACTTTTTGGGTCATCATAATGTAGGTGTTTATACTCCATTTCTAATAGTTTTAAAACTGTAGCCACACCCATACCACCAGTTATATCTACTATCGTGTATGCATTATACATATTACCATACTTATAAACTATTTCTGCCAACATATCTGGAGGTAATTTATGTTTAAATTCTGCAACCTGCTCCAAGTTTTCAAAATCTAATATAACTATAGTAGAACTATCCTTACCATCACCTCTACTAACATCAACACCCATTACGTATTTATGATCGATTTCAGGTTTTTTCCATATCCACATACTTTTCTCCACCTCTGCGGTGTATTCTGGGTTACTAACATAGTTTTCTTGATGGTAAGTAACGTACTCATCGTCTACTACGTTACCACCAGAACCAATAAAGGATACGTCAAGCTCTTGGGCGATTTTTTTGGGGTCACCCATATCTGCAGACATTTCCTCATACCAAGGGGATAAAGGCTTCCAACCATCCTTAACCATAACTTCATAATATTCAATAGTGGACTCATTAGTCTCATATATTTTACTCATATATTCCCACCTTAGTTTTGTCCTATCAATAGTATCACACAATATCTGTTCTTGATTCTCTTCACCTCTAACCCAATATAGGCCCCTATTATATCTAATATCATGATACCATTTCATTTCTACCACATTAAAGTTATTATCACCTGTTTTAGATTTGTCATATGTTTTATAATATAGAGGGTCCATCCCATTAGGTGTCGATATTAATGATATCTTACCACCAGTACCCAACGAAGCTAATGCGGCACCGAAAACATCTGCACCATTATCTATAAAGGCTGCTTCATCCATAACTAAAAAGGTTGGCGTAAAACCCCTTAATGCGTCTTTAGAAGTTGCTAAGGCTCTAATCTCACAACCATTGGATTTTAATTTTATATGTCCCTTTGAATTGATTTCTAAATAATCTGAAGATTCATTTAAACCCCACACCCAATAAGGTATCTGATCTAAAAAGTCCTTAACCTTCTTTAAAAATTCCTGTGCCAATGTTTGTTTATTGGCTAATATAAGTACCTTATGTGGGTTTTCAGGGTCACCAAAAGCCGCCTTAACTGCAATATAAGCGGCAGTGGTTGTTGATACTCCTGCCTGACGAGGTTTAGTAACTAAATTACGATTGTGTTCCTCATAAGATTTAATAATTTCTTTTTGTTTATAAAATAGTTTAAAGGGTACATTACCTTTTTGTGTTAAATCAAATGTCTTTAAAAAGGTTTCTATCGCATAAATTGGATCACCTAAACAACGGGCAAATAACTTTAATTGTTCTGATCTATCCATATTTCTTTTCTTTATAAATATATTTAAATGGTTAAAATGCAACTAAATTACCTTCTTCGAAAGCTTTATAGTTAGGTCCTAATTTATATGTAACATTACTACCACCACCTATTTTTTGTATAATACCAGCAGCGTTTGCTGCACTCCAAAAATGAGAATACTGACCCCCACTATAATGACTTCCGATATAATCTAAAAAACCTCTCTTTGTTTTCTTTGGGGTATCTTTCATATAATTTATTAAGTCTCTAACCATACTATCTTCTCTTTTATTAAATGTATATCTCATATGTTTTCTCATCAAAGTGATACCATTTTTTTCTGCAAAATCTTTAACTGTACGAGTAAGATTTTCTATATCTGTAACAGGCATATTATTTCTAATATTAGATGCAATTCTAATTGCATCTCTGGGGTTATAGTTATCAAATAAGTAAGATACTACGTCATCAATCATTCCACCCATAATTTCTTTTAAAATTGTAGATTCAACACCCCTAATATCAAACCTATTTAATAGTGACTTTTGTAACTTATTTAAAGAATTATATTTTTCTAACGGATTTTTATCACCACCAACTATATCTTCAATTTCTTCTTCTATAAAAACTTCTAATATTGAAATTAAACGGGTATTAGTCCTTTGTATGTGATATCCTCTTAATAATGGTAAAATAGTATTTTCAAACCAATCACGTATTCTTTTACTATGTTTAAACATACGTTCATCAAAACCAAATTCTTTAAAATAAACATCTAACCCTTCCATAGCGTTTAAATTTTCAACTCTATCGAAAAACTTATTAAGAAAACGTTCTTCTTTAGGGTGTAAATTATCCTCTACTATTCTACTTAATTGACTTTCTGTTAGTTTAATCTTCATACTATAAATTACCTAATACGTTATAATTTAAATGTTCTGCGATTTTTATATGATCGGGATAAAAATAACCCATATTTGGAGTTTGTAACATTTCATTCTCACAATCTAATAATACTTCTATTACATTTAAAAAATAACTTTCATTTTCTTGTGGAAATTCCCCCTGACACTCTAAATACTCATAATTGACATCCATAAATTTATCCGTCACATCAAATTTAAGTATATGTTTATCAGAACCACCCTCTTTTTTTGATTTTACCATATCCCATTCAGGTTTAGAACCAATAACTGAAATTATTTCTTTTCTCATATCACCACTTAATTCATCTTCCGCCGCACTTTCGTATGCCCACCTATAAAAGTTTTTCAACTCTAAGGCTAAATTACCAAACATACTTTCATTTTCAATTAACTCACCCAACAAATCATTATCTAATAACATATCTTCCCTTAACCCATCTCCATCTGGGTCGTCTTCATCATATCTCTCAGGAACATTATCAAACTGCCTACCAATAAAATTATTTTCTTTAATATATTCTTTTATGTGTTTTAAAGATTCTTCATCTAGGTTATCCCATACATCATCTTCAAAATCTACTTCAAACCAACCATATAATTCTGACCAATCTTCTGACAATACTCTTTCTGCGGTATCCCTATCATCATCATTATATAATATAGATAACTCCTCCCAACCATCACATATTAAATATATTTTATCCCCTTCCATTTGAATATCACCATAAACAGATATAGGTTCTTTACGTTTATTTTCTTTTGATGGTTGTATGGTAAACGTATCTAATGTATAATATTTGTCTATCCATCCTGTACCATTTAAAATTTTATAAGGATCACTAACATTATTTCTTAAAAGACCTTCTCCTTCGTAACCAGCAATATAATCAATAAAAGGATCTACACCAACAACGTTAACAAAAAAATTAAACACACCAAACATAATCTCCTCATATGAATAACTATCTGACCCTAATAACTCATCTAACTCAGTTATATAATCAGGTATGTGATATGAGTCTTCATATTTTTTATACAACTTACTCATTATCTTATTAAATAAATTTATCTCTCGTGGTTCTAACATTATTTGTTTTATTAATAAATATTGATTTAAAATAAAAAATCCCACCTATTGATGGGATTAATTATATAATAAATTTATAGATTATAAATACTTATGGAGTTTCTCAACGGTCTCAAAATCACCGTTGTCCAATGCGTCATCAATTAAATCTTGTATTTCTCTAGGTGACATCTCAGAATAATCAACCTCTTTAGGTTCTGTTAACATAGGATCTTCTTCTACTTCACCACTTAAATTGTCTAATATATCATCCATATCATTATATCCTGTATCACCTAAAATATCATCTAAACCTTCTGATGGTTCATCTTCATGTATATCTTTTAGAGTTTGAATAACTTCTTTACACTTTTGACTACCACTTAGAATTTCTTTCATAAATTCATGAAATTGTTTCGCTGGTAACTTAGTTAATTCTTGAAATAACCATTGTTTCATATCGTAATTATCACTACCCACACAATCTAAGAATTTTTCCCACATACCAGGTCCTAATCTCATTCCCCATATTTCACCTTCTACTGTGTCTGCCTTTTTAATTACTTCTGTTTGTTCTTCGAAGTCTAAATGACCATCCGCCCAATTAATTGCGGATAATTCTAATGTACCTTTAATTAATTCATGTACTAATAATGGAAATATCCATGCTTTTGCAACAACAACAGGAATTTCATCATCTTCTTCGATATCTACTTTTTCCATTTCTTCTTCTTCATCCTCATCTTCTGGTGCTTCAGCTTTTCTCCACTCAATTTTTTCTACACCACCAGCTTGACCCCCCATTGTACCATCAGGAATAATCCAATACTGAAAATCTGCGAGTGACATAAGTTTACCATATAATCCCATAAGTCTAGGGTCAATAGAATCTAATTCATCTGCAACCATATGGAAAATATAGTGTCCTTTTTTAGAAGCCCCCTGCATCAATGCGTTTATAACTCTCCTTTTATCGACTTCCATTTCTAACTCCTCCATTCTTTGTGCACTTTTTGGTGCCTTTGGGGTGTCGAAATCAGAATCATAATCTTCTTCGTCTTCTTCGTCTTCATTATCAAAACCTAAATCAGAACCTGGAGGTGAAAGAGTTGCATCTAACATTTGATCTGGTATATCAAACTCCTCTGATACGATGTCTACTGCCAATTGTTCTAATGCGTCTTTGTGTCTAGTTTCAATTTGACTAACTTCACTCATTATTTGGAACATCTGTTGCATCATCATTGGATTAATTCTATCTATACCATGATATCTTTTTACTTTATTAATAATCTCTTTAAATCTTTTACTAGCCATTTTTTCAGAATAGTTCTGAGCATCAGATCCTATAGGCATAGATTTACTTTTACCAAAAATATGTTCACCACTTCTAAGTTTACCTTCTAAGTCGGGATTCATTCTCTCAGGATGATCTGGATCATATTCAATCGCTTCTACAATCCTATTAATTCTTAATTTTTCACTAAGAACTCTTTTTGTAACTTCACTTATAATATTTTTTCTTTTCATTTTAATATTTTTTTATATTACCAATCATATACTACTGATGTCCACATCTTCCATGCCTCATTAGCCAATTTTTCAAATACCCTTTGAACATTTCTAGTTTCATGATCACCATTAGTTCTATCAATTCTTTTTAAAGCGGCTCTGATTAATACATCTCTAACTGCTTGTTTTTTATCTAGTAAATAGTTGATGACTTCTATTTTTTCTTCTAATGAATCTAATTCACTTTGATATAACCCACTGTCTTCCCCTTCGTTTTCTATATCATACTCTAAAGCTTCTTTTTGTTCTTCTAAAGATTCAATATCCATTTTTTGTCCGTATAACCATCTATGTAAATCCTTTTTAGTCCAATTAAGTAGTGGGTAAGCACCAAACATATTGATAAGACCACTTTCCCTAAGTTTTTCTAACCAACCTACAATTACACTAAATTCCCTTCTATTTAATTCTGGTACAATATGTAATTTCTTACCTTTAGACTCATTCATTGGTTTCTTAGTATTTACGTATTCTATCAACTCACCTTTTTTCATTTTAGGGTTAATGGATTCTTTTCTCCTATGTGGTTTCTTTATTGAACCTTCATAACCTATAGATGCAGTACAAACTGCATATGGGTTATAGTCTTCACCTCTTTTTTTGTTTTGTTTTTTTACATCTTTAACACAACGTTCCCACTTTTTTTTATGTATAGGACTTTCTTTTTCTTTTTTGGACTCGTTAATATTAAAATAATATTTACTTTGATTTTTATTTAAAAAATTCTCAGTCATTATTTTTTTTATTATGTCCTTCTTTTTCATTACTTTCTATTTAAGAATTTTTTAAATAAGTCTTTTGTTGATTCGTTCTTACTAGTTACTGTCATACCACCATCTTTATTTAACATAACTGAACCATCAACATCTATACCCACACCCTTTTGTTCTGCACTTTTTACTTCATCTGAAGTATATTTAGTTAGTTTAACTGTAGACTCTTCCGCCTCATCCATAATACTAATGTCATCTAATGCACCCATAGTCCCTTCAAAACCAGGTATACCTTTGTCATATTGATTACTAACGTCTATTGGTTCGTCATAATCTCTGTAATCAGGTTGTACTGGTGCGTTTCTCATATAAATCTCAGGATATTGTTTCGCCATTCTTCTTAAAATAGCGTCTGGGTTTTTTCTCATATATCTAATAACCGCAGGATCCATATCATCACCATACTTACCAAATACCCCTTCAATACCTTTTTCTCTAGGTGTTGGTTTAAAATCTCTTTTACTATAAGTGTCTCTCATCTCATAGTCTTCGTCTAAATATTTTTCCATCAACTTACGCCTAGTTGCTCTTTTAATTTCTGATTCGTAAATTTTAATTTTCTTTCCCATAACTTATGTGTTTATTGTTTCTTTTTCATATATTATTACCATATCTTTTTCATAAAGTTTATCTTCTACTGAAGAAATTTTTTCACCAAATGAAAAATATAATCTTTTATCTGGGTATTCATCATACCCTTCCATATTTTCCCAAGCCATTGCAACTATTCCGTCAACTGCGTCCCACATTGCAAATGAGTCAGATTCTTGTACTAAATCTAATTTCATATCAGTATTTAATACGCCTGACTTTTTTATAAATTTTCCTTCTGGTGGTTCTGGATTACCCGATGATGGATAAGAGTCCCACCCTTCTCCGTCTATGTCTTCTAATATATCCGAAAAGAGGAACTCATAAATGTAATTCCCCTTCCAGTTTTGTCCTATTTTATTTATATAAACTAAGTTCATTATCTAAACATACCTCTTCTTCTATAAGATGGACGAGGTTTGTCACTTTTATCCATTCTTTTACCTGCTTTAGGTCTAGGATCAACTTTAGGTCTTTTAATAGTTCTCCATTTATCTCCTTTACCTGGTTTAGTAGTAGGTGTAGTAGTAGTTCTTTCTTTTTCTTTAGTACCAGGACTATCATTTCTTAAAAAGTCGATATCTAATTCAATGAAATCTTCATTGTCATCCCCGATACTTTTGTATCTATCTTTACGACCCATTGCGAAATCCAATTCACCATCATCGTTGTTATCCATATCTAAACGATTAGGAATACCATCAAAGTCTCTGTCTAAATCATTAGTAGCGCCTAAGTAACCTTGCCCTGTAGCGATAGCGTCCATAACACCCATCTCTTCTTCATCTATATTACGTCTTCTATCTTTTCTACCTTTACGTAACATTTTGAAGTCTTCAGCGTCAACCTTACCATTTTTATTTCTATCTAATTTGTGTTGTTTACCGACAAGTTTCTCATTCATTATATCTTCTTCATCCATAATGTACGCTTTTCTATCGTATTGTCCTGGTGAACTTTTACCCATATGGTGTTCGTTTGTCCCACATTCCATACACATCCCTTCAGTCAATCTACCACCACATTCTTCACAAAGTTCTCTTCTTTCTTTTAAAACTCTTTTAAGTGATTTTTTTGTAGTTCTTCTT